ACAACAAATTGCAAACACTTGAATGCTCATTTTTACTTTAATTGCCCCAGCGCTGTGCTGCGTCGATTTCCGTATATAATAACACCAAGTGTTCGCCCCGAATATCGCAAAGATGGTTGTCTATCTCTAGATTACACCAAAGTACCTCGAAATGAAAATGGAGAAATCCTAGGAACCTATGATGACTATTGGACATTTACCATCGAAAAAGTAATTCCTGTACCTATCAAAAACGGTACACGTCAATCTCTACCTAAATTAGAAATAATTAAGAAAGATATTGGCATGGATGAATTTATCGATTGGTATAACCAAGCCATCAAAGATCACAAAAAAGATACTGCGGTAATGAAAGAAGCTGGAGAAAGCCTCCAAAAGATCACGCTCTGTGATACTTGTTTGCGTCCAAAGGGATCATGTAAATGTCTCCAATCAATGGACGTATGTCAACGTGTCGCATTTCATTTCTTGAAATTCTGGTTTGATTTCGCTATTGGATGGTTAACTGGTAGTATTACTATCTATTTCATCTATTGGATTCTCGATTTCATGGCCTATTGGCCTATCTTTCAGCATAACATGAGATGTTACATAGGACAACGTGTCCTACCAAACATCTTACGTCGAGCTGGAAGACAAGCTTATGAGTCATTCAATCCCCCCAAAATGTTGGCGTTGATTGCAGCAGGCGCTGTAGTCTCATACAAATCATGGCAATATTTCTCAATGTTCCAAAATTTGCAATCTCAAGATTCGTCTGAAGGTCGCAAACCAAAACCCGACGAAGGTGCAACTCTTACCAACCCATGGTACTCTGATGATTATCAGGCATGTATTTTGGATTATGGTAGAAAAGTTGCCTCTTCTAAGGGCCTAGATCTTGGAAAGATGATTGAAATGCTATCAGGAAATTGCATTGCTATTGAAACTGAAATAGATGCCGCCACACATAGACCTACAAAAGGTTTTTGTATTGGTGGTCAAGTCTATATCGTCAATAGTCATGCCATTCCCAACAGTCCTCAATTAAAAATGAAAATATATCAGCAATCATCTAGAGATGGTGTCACAACCAATCTCGAGATTCTATTGTCTGAACGAGATATTTATCGTTTCCCTGATAAGGACTTGTGTGCCATTATCATTCGCAATTTGCCCCCCAAGAAAGACCTATCTGGATATTTTCCAACTCCAGAATTCCGTGCGAATGCGCATGGGACTGCTATAAGACGTGAAAGTGATGGTAGTATTGTTACATACAATGTCGACAATATTAAACTTGAACAAAACTGTCTTATTGGCGGATTGGAAACGCCCACTGACCTATGGATAGGTTATGTAGCTCAACCCTCGAAAAACGGGGATTGTGGTACTCTACTCCTGATGAGATCAGAAGTTGGATACGTCCTACTTGGTTTCCACATGAGTGGAAAAGGTGATAAAGTCATGAACTTGGCAATAACCACAAAAGATATTGAAAAAATAAAAAATTTTGGTAATGATTATTTTGTTGATGCAATTGCTCCTATTTTACAATCAGGAGAAATTGAACACAAATTGGTTTCATTACACCGTAAATCTGCAGTTCGATATATCAAAGTTGGTCATGCTCGAGTTTTTGGTTCTTTCGCCGGACATCGTGATAAACACAAAACACGTGTTACTGAAACACTAATGGTTGAAAGTATGCTTATGAACGGCTACAAGATTAAATTCACTCAACCTACTTTTGATTACCGATGTTGGCGAAACGCCTTGTTGGATTCTTTGAATATACCAACAAATATTGACACACAAA